CAGTCTTCAGGGAGAACCGTTCTTCCACGAGGGGCGGGAAGGTTTCCATCATCAACTGACGGATAGCATCACGCTCTACAGCAAGGGTCGCGTACAGCTTGGCAGCAGCCTGGACATCGAAGGGCCAGCCGCTACGCTCCATCATCGAGCAGTACCAGCGGACAGCGTGCTCCAGGTCCACAGCTTCCTGAGAGTACTCAATGGTCTCCAAATGCTTGTACAGGGCCTCAGTGACTTCAACGTCGAGGTCACAGTAGTCACCCATAGACTCGGAGTACTCGAGCCACTCAAGGCCCTCAGGGTAGCTCTGCTTTCCCCAAGTGGTGATCCATGCAGACTGGTCGAGCTTCTCGATGGCCTTGGGCGTCAGGGAGCACAGGTGTTCCTCAAGAGCCTCCCCGACATTCATCTCGATCCAGCGTTCCTTGAAGTCAGTGGCGTACTCACCTTTCTGGAGTCCCAAGCGATACCCCCAAGCCTCTAGCTTATGGGAACCCACAAGGGAACTCGGGAGAACCTTGGCCTTCACATGGCCCCCATCGCGGGTGCTCAGGTCAGGGAAGAACAGGCGGGACTTGACCAACGTGTCGACAACCTTCGTGCGATCCACGGTGAACCTTGGGTACAACTTCTGGATCACAGGGATGTCATACGAGATGATGTTGTGACCAGCAAGGATCCCTTGGTCCGCCATCTCTTGAAGATAGTACACACCAAGGTGTACGTTCTCAGGCCCATAGCGGAAGCATTCCCCTGTCTCGAGGTCTTTCACGGAGATGCAATGGATTTTCGTTACGTCTTGCAGGAGTCCATTGGTCTCCAAATCGAACAGGGTAGTCCGCATACAGTTCCTTTATTTACCCCACTGAGAGGCGATAGCGTTTGCGATTCCCGCGAATGTCCGGGAGCGTTCCTTCCAGCGATCAGGGCCTGGAGGCATCATGTGAACCCGAGCCTCGCGGCCTTCCACAATGTTCGTAGGGACCAACTTCGGAAGACCCTTGAGCCACAGGCAGGTAGCCTTGGTTTCCCCATGCCCGAACATCCACGGCTGGATCACCTGGTCAGGCTTACGGATACGGCTGGAGATGATGCTGATGGGGTTCTCAATGGCGATCTTGGGGACCGGAGCATCCATGAGGTACTGAACGAACTCGAGGCCTTCCTCTTGGTCCTTGCGACGATTTGGGTAGCTAGGGTGGGGTCTTCGTTCAGAGGTCGGAAGGTGTTTGTCTTCCGGGTGATACAGCCAGCGAACGCCAGCTACAGTCAGGTAGGTGCAGGGCGGGTGAGCGACCATGAGGTCCCATCCATCATTGATAATGTCTTTGACATCCCCTTGATAGTGAGGGCCTTCGACCTCGGTAGGCAGAAGGTCACAACTCATGGCTTCGTGGCCTAAGGCCCTAAAAGCATCCCGCACTGCGCCGCTATACTCACAAGCGACCAGCACGCGCATACAGTTCCTTTATTTTTTAGGGTCCCAAAGGTGACGACCGATGTCGAACACCAGCCGTTTATGCATGTCCTCCATTACGGAAGCTGCGTGTCGTGCGTCCATAACGTCCATATCGTTCACGAAGTACTTGATGGATGTTTCCCCGAACTCCTGTACATTCGAGCGGGCATAGACGTGCATCCTGTAGTTCTCCCGCGCCATGTGGCAGGAAGCGGCAAGTTGAAGGGTGTGATGGGCGGGATGGATGAAGAGGGTGTCGGGAGCTTCGGTGAGTGAGTACGAAGGAGAGGCGTTCATCTGCCTCATGTATGTCACTTCAGCGTTCAGTCTCTTGTACTGCGTCTCCAACCAAGCTTCCCGAGGGGAGACGTCATACGGATTAGCCATAAGGCTCCTTACTTGATGTCAGGGTCTTCGAGGTATTCGTCGACGTTGAAGGCCTTGTCCAGCAGGTCAGCGTAGTAATGGATGAGGCCCACGAAGGCCGCCACGATCCCGAGGCACCCAAGCAGGATGGCGATGAGTTGAAGGAGATCCATTACAGCCCCTTAGGTTGATCGTCGTTTTCCAGCAGCACCTTGAAGTTCTGCTTCGAGGCCGTGTGGTACACGATGATTCCCTCGGGTTTCATGAAGCCGGGGACAGCCTTCGAGCCGAGTACCTTGAGACTGAGCAGGGCGTCATCGACATCTGCCATGGAGCCTTGTAGGAGCACAGGAACCGTTTCGACGCACGCAGGGGTGTTCGGGTTGTGTGCCCCCCAACGAGCCGTGTTGAACAGGGCAAAGCGCTTGTGATCGAGGCCGTAGGTGCTTTGGATACCAGCGCCGTACCATTCACCGAAGTGCTGGCCTTCGCCGAGCTTGAAGAGTTCTTCTTGGTTCTCGAAGCACCACTGTGCGAAGCCGAAGTTGTCCGTCTGCTTGCCGTTGGCGTTCGGGGTGATCCAGCGATTGCGGGAACCGACGCGCAGCGTCAGACAGCCTTGCGCTATCTCCAGCGGCTGCAGTGCGGTCACGTCCGAGGAACCGAAGTCTTCGATGGTTGTCTTGGTGATAACGATCTGTGCGTTCGTGCCGTCGATCTTCTCGGTGATGACGATGTCGCGCTTCAGTCGCGGGGTCTTGGGGTATGCAATGAATTCCATGTGATTCCTTAGGTAGGGTCCGCGAGGTCTTCGAAGCGAGCCTTAAGGATGATGTACAGCGTGTGCTGCGCGAGACGATCAAGGACCACCATGTCCTCATCGTTCTCGAAGCTACGGGAGCCAAGGTTGTCCTGCATGATGCAGAGGGCGGCCGGGTTGAAGAAGCTCTTCTCGATCTTCGTCTGTGCGGTACCGTTCGCAGTTACCGAATGGAACTCAGCCAACAGGTACTGGTTCTCTTCCCCGATGAAGTCCGCAATATCGTGTTCGTTAATCATTTCTCTCTCTTTTAAAAGGTGTAAGCCTCAGGGTCAGCCGCAGGCGTGAAGTCACTTTGCTTGTCATAGAGACGACCAGTGATCCGGTCGTACCCAAGGCGAATCAGGGCGCCGGTAGCTTGGCCCGTATAGCGGTCCTTCAGTACTCGAAGGGTTGTCGTGCTGCGTTCCTCTTCATCCTCAGCCTGTTGATTTCGCTCGAGTCCGAACATAAAGAAGCTCCAGAAGCCGATTGCTCGTGCTCCCTTGAAATGCTTGATGGACACATGGCCACCTTCTTCATGGCTCTTGCCCTCAGGTGTACTAAGGTGCGAGATGAAATGAATGATGACTCGTAGCTCCTGAGCCAGCCCTGCCATCTCCTTCATGATCTGCTCGAGACTGCCACGCTCATCTGCGGTGTCTGCCATGGCTGTCAAGTGATCCACATAGAAGATGCGGACTTCCTCGGCGTGTGCCATGTATCGGATCTTGGCTGCCACAACATCCCATGCGGTCTCCCCAAAGCTATCGTATAAGAACACCTTGCCCTCGAGTTCCTTAACGGCCCCGAGGCGCTCCTCACGGGTCCAATTGGCATCGGGAACATGGAACCTCTTACCCTTCACCTTGCCAGCTACGCGTGCTGCGGTTTCCTTAGGCTGTTGCTCCAAGAAGATCAGTCCGACCTTCTGGTTCAACTCGGTCACATCGAAAGCAATCTGCTGTGTGAAGACATCTGTCTTTCCAATGCCAGTACCAGCACCCCAACCGTAGACCTCACCCCAACGGCGACCATGGGTCAACTCGGTCAACTTAGGGAGGAACCACGGGAGACCTTTCTCGATCTCACGGTCCAGTTCATCGTAAAGGTCAGAGATACCTACGATCCCATCGGGCCTATACGCCTTCGCGTTCCATATGGCCTGGATGACCTCTTGGCCCTTGTTGGCCTTAAGGCACTCATTGGGGTCCTTCAGGGGAAGGGAGGCGATCTTAGCCTTGCCCGGGGGGAACAGTTCTGCCACCGCTTTCGCTGCTTCCCGCCCGGGTCCGTCCATGTCGAACATGATGACGATCTCTTCGAACTTCTCGAAGAACTCCATCTGCCTCGCCATGTCCTTCTTGGCACTCTTGGCACCGTTAGGAACGGACACCACTGGCCACTTGCCACCCTGTAGCTGTGATACGGTCAAGCAGTCGATCTCGCCTTCGGTGACGACGATCTTCTTACCTTTGTCCCACAGGTTCTGACCGAACATAGGGGGCTTCGCCGCTTCGCCAATGAAGGAGAACTCCTTGTTGGCATCACGGACCTTACAGGCCACCACTTCGCCGTCTTTGATGTACGGGTACATGTGGACCTTCTTACCTGCGTACTGGCCGATACGAACACCGAATTGGCGGCAGGTTTCCTCACTGATCAGACGCGGAGGGATGCCTTGAACTTCGGCATTGGAGTACTCGTCCAGATTTGCAGCCACTTTCTTTCTTCCTCTTGTAGGTACAGTTCCATCCCCGCGTTCATAGTGACCGCACGAGTAACAGGTCGTATGGCCATCTGAGTACAGGGCATTTGCATCGCTAGATCCGCACTCGTCGCACGGTCCCTTGCGAATCAGTGAGGACTCTTCGCGTTCCATCTCAATCCATCTCGATCATTTCGATTTCACGGGGATACACGTAGCCACGGATCCCATCGGAACCCTCTACTTCGTAGAAGGTCCCAAGGAGTCCCTCGATGTACCCGAGGACTTCCACGGTTGCCCCAAGGGACCACGCGGGACCATCGACCTCACTGAAGTCGACCAGCAGTTTTGCTTTGCGCATTTCAGTTATCCAGAAGTGCAGCCATTGATTCAGGGAAAGCCCAACGAAGCCGTTCATCCAGTTGTTCAGCAACCAGACGGCACTCGTACTGAGCATGGGGATCGAGACGTTGCTTGCAGACACGAGCGAAGGCCATGAGGGAACCCGACCAGATCCATTCGGTCATCGTGTTCAGCGGGAGAACCATTCGGGCCATCTCGGGAGCTACACCGTTATCGAGGAGCCACTGGTAGTAGCCAAGAGCGTCCTCGGTCATTCTCTTCAGGCTCCACGCGAGGTGGTTACTGTGCCCGAGTACTTCGCCGCTACCTTGCTTGACGTTCGCCGCACGCCCTCGGAGTTCCTTGGGAATATAGAACTCAGGCTCACTGTCCACGTATCGTCGGGAAACCTCATTCCAACTAAGGCCAACCTGATGCTTCACCAGTTGCCTCGCCACGAAGAGTGGTGCCTTGATCCGAAAGGTTGCAAAGCAGTGAGCGAAGGGTGACCAGTGGTCATGGGTCGCAAGGTAGTTGATGAGCCCAACGTCCTTGCCACTCAACTCTTCACTCTTCTTGTCGAAGGACACTCGGGCCACATTGGCGACAGTCAAGTCCGAGCCCATGGAAATCAGAAGTTCGACCTTGATGTCTGCGGTCTTCATGTTTCTCTCTCTCTCTTTGTGTTTAGAACGTGACGCCAGCGCTCTCTAGCCGGTCATCAATATGGAGAAGGACTTCTTTCTGCATCTCCCCAGGAGCACTAAGAGCCCCATACACAGCCCTAAGGAGCCCACAACGTAGGTACGCAGCTTGCTCGAGACTCATCGTGATCTTCACGTTCCCGTTCTTCGTGTGCTTTACCTTGACGATCATTTAGAGGATCTCCGGGGAACCCAGGGTGTACCGGGTGTAGTACTGACCAGTGACCGGGTGCTTCTTCCAGTGGGATTCAATGTTGAACCCTGCGTCCCGAAGGTCCGTGATACGACGTGTCAAGGACTGGATGCTATGGTCGATGATTGCTTCGCGTTGACTGATGGAACCAGCCTTGCGAAGGTGCTTCAGGATTTGCTGAGTCTGTGTCATTTGTTTCTCTCTTTTAACCAAGCCTCAGGAACAACCTTGTCGGAATAAAGGAATCCGTGGCGTTCGCACCATGAGGCATAGGTAGACTTTGATCCCTTGTATAAGGGGCTTGAACTACGGGAGAATACGAAGCGGATGTCCTTCTCGGGATGGGCGGCTTTAACTGCCAGATGCTTGGTGCGGTCTGCAGAATCGAAAAGACCTTTGCCCTCCACAATGATCCCATTGCTTAAAATGAAATCAGGTTTGTAGGAGTGCGGGATTACGTACTCAAGTTTCTGAGTTTCATACTCGTATGCCATACCCGCTTCATCCAACTGCGCAGCAATCTTCTCTTCAAGACCACTACGCAGCTTTTGCTTCACCTTAAGCCCATGGTTCTTCTTAGTGACCCATGAGCGCTTCATCAGAAGTTCACGTCTTCGTCAGCTTCTTCTTCTTCCTCGTCCCGCTCTTCGGCCTTGGGAGCCTTACGGTTACTCGACGGTTCCGCAACGTAGCCATCATCGTCTTCGTCATCCGTGCCCCAGTCAGCACTCGACTCGACCAACTTGACCAGACGGACTTCGTTCAGGTATGCACAGACGCCACCGCCGAAGCCTTCATAGGTATCAAAGGATCCTTTGACCTGAATGGTCGAGCCACCACCGATACGAATCTCTTCGTAGATACGGTTGCCCTTGGAATCCATGACCTTCGGTTGCTTCTTCGACTTGAACGTGAAGGTGTACGAGCCATCCTCGTTGACCTTGTAGGGACTGCCCTTGGAAGTCTTGGCCTTCTTACCAAGTTCCAGACGTTCTTCCTCGATCTGGTCGAGCAGGGGCTTTGCGGCCTCTTCAGACAGCGTGATGCTGGTCTTGTACTTGCCTTCAGGATCGAACTTGGTGTCCGCAGTGAACAGGTTGCTGTAGCCCGAGGGGCCTTTGGGTGTTGTGAAAAATGCCATGTGTCTCAGTCTTCAAAGTAAGGGTCAAACAGGGGGGAATGGCCTTCATACGCGTTCATGTCGTATCCATGGGCCATGAGGGTTACTGCTTCATCGAGTGGCATGTAGCCCTCGTCGTACTGCTCATCGAGCGAATCGAAATCCATACGGGGTCCTAGAACGGGAAAAGGCCCCGTAGGGCCTCAATGTTGTGCTGTGGTGTGTTGTGCAGGGATTATGCGAAAGCGTATTGGGACTCGAGGATGCTGTTGAGGTCCAAGGTGCCACGCGGGGGAACCATAAGCTTGTCTAACTCCTTGATGAGCTTGGCGATCTTCTTCGCGCCTTCTTCATCCTGGGTGGCCTCGCCGGTGACGATAAGGTCAGCACGGGCCGTCAGCAGAATGTCTTCCAGGGGGTCACGTCCTTCGTACATGTCGACCAAGC